ATGCTTAACGACACTAAGATCAAACAACTTAAGCCAAAAGATAAACCATATCGTGTAGCTGATCAGGGTGGGCTTTGCATTGAAGTTCGAGTAAGCGGCTTGAAATTCTGGCGGTTCAGATATCGCTTTCTTGGCTCTGCAAAAATGGTCACATTGGGTGAGTACCCTATTGTCACTTTGGCAACCGCACGCCAAAAAGCACTTGAACAGAAAGCCTTGCTTGATCAGAATATTGATCCATCAGAATACAAAAAAGAAGCTGTCGAACGAGCCAAAGCTCAAAAGCCGATCTCTTTCAAAGAAATTGCAAACGAATGGTTTGATAAACGTAAAGACAGCAGATCGGAAGGTTATCGCTTGGATGTAGAGAAATCGTTTCGCTTAGATATCTTCCCAGCTTTCGGAAACAAAGACATTAAGAAAGTAAACGCAGCGGATGTTCTGACAATGCAGGACTCGACGCTTAAACGAGTAAAGAAGCAAAAAAACCATGGCACTGGTGAGTCTACAGCAATCCGAAATAGGCAGATCGTTGGCCAAGTTTTTGACTACGCGGTAGCAACGCTTAGACGTGATAGCAATCCTATTTCATCTTTAAAAGGGACTATTGAGAAGCCACCCAAAGATGGTGCGCGCCCAATGACAAATGAAGAGATGTCCATGTTTCATGAATCTCTCAATAATTATAAAGGTGCTGCTACAACTAAGAATGCAATCAAGATAGCGATCTATACGATGATGCGTTCGATTGAAGTTGTGCGACTACGCTGGGATTGGATTGATTTTGATAAGATGCTGATAACCATTCCACCCGCATCTGTTGAGCAATTAAAAAAAGGTCAGCGCAACATTAAGATGAACCGAACTCACATGGTTCCCCTATCTCAACAAGTTTGTGACGTATTAAAGAGCCAGTACGAGCAAACAAAAAATGGTGACTTGGTATTTTCAAGCGTCTTTGATAAGTCAAAGCTAATGAACAAATCAACAATTAATTCAGCGCTAGATTCAATGGGGCTTAAAGAATTGACATGCCACGACTTCCGCGCCACAGCATCTACCATTCTACACAGTAAAAAGTATGACAGTGATCATATTGAACTACAGCTTGCACATGTCGATAAAAATACTATCCGCGGCACTTACAATCACTCACAGTATTTAGATGAGCGTAGAAAGATGCTGCAAGATTGGGCTGATATTGTAGATAGTTGGAAAAATTAATGGAGCATATTATGCAAAACGCAGAACAACAACTCGATGATACACTTCAGCACTCGTTCTTAATTCTCTGGAAAGAAGATAGGCAGAAATGGGTTGTTACTTGTCATTTACTTAAGATTGAAATCGAAGCAGACACTTATAAAGACGCACTTGATAAATTGATGCTTAAATTATTACGACATAGATTTTCTGATGATTTTTTTGAATTGATTGAGCTTGATAAAAAAGATTATTTAGGCTCTACGGAATAATCAGTAGGTTTGATTAAATTCTATAGAGCTTTACCGTTCGTCGGTAGATTAAAAATAATTAAGAATATAGCTTGACCATGCAGACAAATGACTGCATAATACATACATAGACAGGAGATAAGCTCCAGTCAAATAACCACGAGGTGGATCAAAATGAACAAATCAGAACTTTTCAAAGCAGCTCACAAACTAGCTAAATCAGTAATTAAATCAGGCGACAACTACCGCGTTACTTTCGGTGCAGCAATCAAAGCAATCCTTGAGGGTCTTGTTATGACTACTAAATCAATCGCAGATCAACTTATTGAAGCTGGCGCTAAAGTTTGGGAGAAAGGCAACATGAAACGTATCTACATGACTTGCTCTCAATTTAACAAAGTTACAGGTCGTGATTATAACTTGAACGACAACAACAACAAAATCTTTTATGACTTTGCAACTAACGCAATCATGCGTAGCTACAAAGGCAAAAAGCCAACTCTAGAAGTTCAATACTAATCACAAATACCCTCGAAAGAGGGCAACCAAAGGACAAATGAAAATGAACTCAACTAAATTCAAATCAATCTGTGAAATGTTATTTGGTCGCTCTTGGCAAGCTCAAGTTGCTGATTACTTAATGATTAGCCGAAAAACCGTATCATCTTGGATTGAACGTGGCTCAATCCCTGCATGGGTTGAAAAAGAAATCAAACCTCTTGCTATCCGTCGAGCTAAAGAATCTCAATTCGCTCTTGAATCGCTTGATATGGGTGAAGATGACTTCTATCACAATCAAGCGATCCTTAATGGCGAGGTTTTTCACTATGACGCTGATCGCTACAACTTTGAAGATATTAAGCGGTTTATTGAAAACCAAAAATGGACTGTTCTTGATTCTGCTAAATATCAAATTCGTGAAAAATGGTCACTTGAAAGTGTTTTGCAATGGGTTGAAGACCGCATGTTGAGTGAAAACGACATTGCTAGTTATTTAGAGCATAATGATGTAGCACTCGACGACATCTGCGAGATTCAAAACATGCGTGGCGATGCTTGTTCTGATGTTTGCTCTGATATTGAAATCATCTATGAGCGTGTTAATAAGTGATTGATATTCTAAGCCTTGATTGGAGTTGCAAAAGAAGCCAACAAATAATGTTGTAGATAAAAAATCGTGGTTTGCATTTAAGGCACGCATTACTCAGTCGCTTCAACCAAAATTACAAAACTTGATGATAGCGCAGAAATTCCAAGTGATTTTTGGATCTGGAAGTGGTTAAAGGGCGGATATGAGCATGAGCAACTATATTGATGGACCCTCTTGCAAGATTATCTTTTGCGCTTATTGCGTTTCTAAATGGCGTATGCCGCCATGAACTTTTGAATAAACAAACAGGTGAGCAATAAAAAAGCGAGAGCTACAATGATGCATTCTCGCCAGTATTTAAGGACTAAATACAAATAACTCATGAGAACTCCTTGTAAGCATTCGCCAGCTTTATGTCATAATTATTCTTTGCATACTCCTTGCCGTTGTAACTCAGTGCAAAGTTCTTCCAATCTTGATTGCGCAAATATTTATCAAGCCCATTTGCTCTAATGAAGCGACACATCGCATCAAGCTGTGATGCTTCATCTTTGTACATTGCATTTATAAATGCTTGTAACGATGCATAGCCTAGAGCTTTCCAGTGATAACCCATCACCTGCCCTAAACCCCAACTAGCAGATTCAAGTGCTGAAGTTCGATCGTACTGACAAGCCGCATTCAAACGACCGTGCTGTGCAGAATACAAACCATACCCACCAGATGACTTTGCACATAGATCTGGACGTTCACGCATCACTTTGTCTGCTAAAGATGCTTTAGCATTTGCGATAAGACGTTGACGAAAAACGTGGCGTTCAAAAAGAACCACAGGTGTACCATCGGAATTAAAACCGCTTCCCTTAGCTTCAACTTTCATGACAGCTTGCAAGGCTGCTGTTGGTACATTGATGGCTTTGGCAGCTTCTGTGATTTGCTGTAATGTGATTCTTTTACTCATGGCACTTTGCCCCCACTGATAATTGATTTCCAAATAAGAATAAATGTATCGATCGCTTTACCACCCAAGTGCCCTGCTATGCCCGCAATTGCTGCGATTAATACAATCGGCATTTCCCAGTAAACACATAGAAGAACAGTGATAATTCCTGCAAACCCACTCGTAATCATTTCAGCTATAAGTCGAAAAATTATGTATTTCAGGGGTTTTGGTTCTTTTGAATTGTTGAGCTTATCCATGAATTTCACCAAACCTCCTAGCATTGCTAAAACGACAATCCAACCGTAAGTGATGATTGCTGTAACAACCTCTTTTAGTGCATCTTTATCCATTGTTTTTCCTAATTTTTGGCAATAAAAAAGCACCCGGTTGGGTGCTATGAATGTTTGATGTTTAGTAATTTGTGACGTCAAGAATCATGTAATGGTGTCGACAAACACCTATAGATACAACAGAAGTATCTTCTACCTGATCAATCTTTCCAGAAGTTAAATACAATGTACTACTATCAATTGCAGCTACAGATGAATAGACATCAGCCTGATAAAATGTTTCCCAACCATTAGATACCCACTCAGCGTAAATTGCGAACATACGATTTAAAGGATAAATTGCATATTTTCTACCAACAGGCAATGAAATAGTTTTGCTATTACGATACTGATTACTACCTCCTACTACTGGTGAATAGTTATCAGTCTCCATAATCATTTGAACGGGTTGCATATATCTATGATTAGCATCAAATACTAACTTGCCATTCGCATCCCAAGCTTTAAAACCAATACTTGGTGTGTTATCAATCGGTCTACCAAAAATATAAATATCAATATAATTAGTCTCAGTATTTAACTTATTGACTGCACTTGGAATATTTTGCTGGTTCGCACCAGTTACCATCACTCGAACAGTCGAATCAGTTAAACTGTAGTAACAAGCACCACAGATAGAGCTAAAAGCAAGAACAGCACCATCAATACCCGAAACATCGATATCATAACCCATCCAACCATAGACACCTGGTCCAGCTGTTTTAGTAAAATATCGTCTCTCTTTCCGAACAAATGCTAAATTGAAGAATGAATCATCAATAACTTGAGTGATTTCATTGTTAATTTCTAAATAGGATGCCATCAATACTCTCCTACATAGACTTTAAATGGCTTCGGCGTAGAGTTCCATGAAGCATAAGGTACAAATGAAATTGTAAGCTGGGTGCCAGAAACTGAGACTCTATAGTTATAACTCATTGGATCATAATAAGGCTCAGAATCATTTGTTATCAGGGGTTTATAGTAGTAGTAAAGGTTACCTTTTAATGTTCTTGGTAATGAAACAGTTTTAGTTACATCCCCTGCATTAATAATGACCTCTACTAATACTTTTGGTATTCGTTGAGACCCATCGAATGAGACTCTCCCTTGTTCATCTTGCAACAGTATTCCTGCTGGCATTACCAAACTCCTATTTTAACCCTCACACGGTTTTGATTATCTTTAACCTCAATATATGAACCAGTGATCGTTGTTGTACCATTACTACTAGAACTGGTAAAAGTTCCTAAATTAGCACTAATCGCACTCAAACTATCTGCATAAATCTTACTTGCCGAGATATACCCAACTGACGCATTATCAAGATACAAACCTGCAGGAACTACTGTGCCATTTGGAAGCGTGACAGCAGTCGATTGGTACACAAATGCATACTTACTCGATCCACTTGTGCCTTCAGGTGGGGCAATTGCAAACTTGTTTGCACGAACAATAAAGTCTACAACACCACCATTATTTCCAATCGCAATACCGCCAACGGTATTGCCTGCAGCAACTTGAATCGTGGCTTTAGCCTGTAACCCATTAATTGATGATTGCTGAGTCTGAATTGATGCAGTATTTTCACCAACCTTTGTTTGCAATGTAGTGGTTGCTGAAACATTGGCTGATACCGCATCAGCATTCGCTTTGATTTGTTGCTTGTATAAAGCATCGTTTTCTTTAATCGTTGCAACAACTTGATCTGTACGTTTAGATTGAGCCAAATCGCCTTCAATACGTGCAGATTGCTCCGACCATATGCCTGCATAACCTCCCTCATTACCAATTAACTCGGATTCCGAGCCGATTAAAGGCGGGTTAAGCTGTGCATATACGCCGTCAATTCTCGTAGTCTGAGCAATAATCTTATTATCAACATCTTTGATATCTGATTTAACTTGATCAAGTGCACCAGTTGATGCTTTATCATCAAGCTCAAGATTAATGGAATCAATCGCTTCGGCATTTGCCGATGATTGCTCAACTGCTACCTGTGCAGATTGGCGTACAGTTGCAAGAGCACTATCATTACTTGCGATATACGTATCAATCTTTTGAACTGTTACTTTATCGCCTTCAATTCGCGCTTCAACTTCTTGCCGTGCGTAAGCACGTAAATCATTAACTTCAACAACGGTTGTATCAATGCGCTTACTAAGTGCCAAGTCTCCTTCGATCATTGCCGATTGAACAGACCATGTGCCAGCAAAACCTTGATCGTTACCAATTAGATCTGATTCAGAGCCAATCAATGCAGGATTCAGTTGTGCATACACACCATCTGTTTTTTCAGCAACTAATGAAAGATCATCTGCAACAACACGAATATCTTCCTGAACCGCCGCAAGACCATCATCACTTGATTTCTTGACCGTTTCTACAACTTCAAGAACACTTTCATCACCATCAATAATTTGCTGTGAAAGGCCATCTGAAGCTTGCTGAATAGCGTTTTGACGATCAATGACTTCTTGTGCAATCCGATCTTTCGTATTCTGAATATCTTGCTTAAGTGGACCTATTTCAGCATCAATAGTCTCAATATGATCAATCTTGGTTTTAAGATCCTGGTTGAGCTGAGACTCACTGATTTGATCATTTAAAAGCTCAAGAACATCTGTTGCATCGGCAGAAGTTGTCGCATGAGTCCAATCCGACCATGGCCCAATATTTCCAATCCTATCAATCAAACGCCCCCGATAAAATTGAGTCAGATTTGGCTGTAAGCCTTGAATCGTATGGGTTGTGGTTGGGTAAGCGAATAAGCCAAGCTGTGCAATATTGCTTGTTCCGTCTGGTGAAACTTGAATCTCGGTATAAGCAGTATCAAGCGCACCAGTTGATGGAAAGCCCCAATCAAGTTTTATACCGAACAAAATTCCTGTTGCTTGGATAAATGCCAATTTTGGAGGTAAACCTTGCTTTCCAGAGAGTTCAGTCAAAGTTGAATAAACTGGTAAAGAAGCTATCTCAAAAGCTGAAATCGCTGTTACTCGTGCTTGATATTGACCCGCATAAATACCTGGTACTTCGACTGAGTTGTTGCCGGTTATTGGAAGCTTAATCCAACTCCCGTCATCTTTACGCCACTCAACCAGATACTTAACAGCAAACTCCGCCTTATCCCACTGAATCACCATTGTCGCAATGTTTGCACCTTGCTGCACTTGATCATAAGCAGATAACTGAATATTAGTCACAGCAGCTTGTGATGTCGGGTTAATGATTGAAACTGGAGAATCTTGGATATAAGCCCCATTATCAATCGCATCAAATTTCAGCGAATTGTATTCAAGCGCAGTAATTGAGAACTGATGCTCTTCATCTTGAGTGATTGTCATCACTCGGAATTTACGTGTCGCCAATTCGCTTGAATCAATGGTCCACGCATTTTGTGATGCGATAGTGTTTGCTGCAAATGCGGTTGCGACCGTAACTGCACTGCCTGATATTGACTGAATTGTGCCTGTGACCGCTTGACCCTGCTCACTATTGATCATGATTTTATCGCCAGCACTGGCTATTACATCACGATCTAAAGTTAAGGTTTTTCGGTCAGTAGAAATTGATTTGATACGACCGCCGATGAAACGCCCCGCATAATCATTGTCGGCAACTGAGATAACTTTACCCGGCACTGGAATATTTCCATCCAGACCAACTTTAAAACTCACAGTCTGCGTTTCGTATTGCTCAGAACGAATTGCCCACAGTCCTGCGCGTTGCGCTTGACCACGTGAAGTACAACCCCATGCAGCGATTTCAACGATCTTCACGCCATGCTTGGCTATCGCATTTTCATCACGAACAATTTCATATTCGGTTTTAAAGCGATTGTCTGGGTTGGACCATGCCACTTTTGCGACTGTATGACGATCACGCGCACGTGTGCCTGAATACTCAAACGCACCATTGATGACATTCGCATTGGTATAGTTAAAATAAACATCTTGCGGAATATCAGCATCGCAAATGATGCTATCGCCATCCCAGTATGAAATTGCGCGAAATACCCCTGCTAGCTTGCTTAGAATTAAATAAGCATCTTCCGCAGACTGAATATAAACATTACAAGTAAATCGTGGCTCTTGACCGCCTGCACCATCACTTACAAGACCATCGCAATATTGCGACAAACGATAAAGACTTGCTTTATCGAGCATCGCATCTGTAATGCGCTCACCCAATCCGTAGCGTTTTTGTGTGCAAAGATCATAATAAATCCAAGCGGGGTTATTTGAATAAGCTCGTTTAAATGAACCATCCCAAATACCCACATATTGACGAGTCACGGGATCATAGTTACTTGGCACACGCACTTTTATGCCTTTTGCGCGTACTGCAATTTTAGCCACACTTGAAAAGTTTTCAGCGTCATACTGAAGCCCAAGTAGAGCAGTATTTGGATAGCGAAACTTAGCATCGATCACTTCTGCATACGATGCGACATACATTGCATCAGTGACATAATCTGACTGTGCTGGCGGTGTTAAACGACGAACGCGAATGTTCCAGCCACTTGTGGCTTTTGGCAAGTCAATACGGTGAGAACGCTCATAATTCGATGATGTCTTATCGCTGATTTGAGTATCAATCATTGTGACGTAAGCACCGCCATCTGTAGACACATCAATGGCATATTTAATGGTTACGCCTGTAACATCACCATTTGTTGCATTTGTAGTGCGCAAAGCGCCAAAACGTAAGCGAACACGCACAGCATTAATAACGGTATTTGAGATTGAACGAACCCAAGAATTGGTTTTTAATTCAACATTAACATCAGTATCATTAGAAACTTCAGGAAAGCCTTCCATGTAAGTCTGATCATTTGTACCAACACGAAAATCCCAAGTCACGCCCGAAAAGTTATCATTCCCATTGCTGTCCAAAATAGCTGTGTCATCAAGAAATATGGATTTTGCGCCATCAACTAAACCCTCAATTTCACCTTCTGACATGCCGTATTGAAGTTTAATATAGGTTTTTGATTGCGCTGAATCTGCTGCAATCACGGGCGTTCTGCTTTTCTTGTCGCCACTTTTAGCGCCTTTCACCACTGCATTCATATCAAATCTCGCGCAATAAAAAAGCGCATGTCGCGCCTTTTGGATTTTTAATTTTAAAGTTGATCTTCTGGGTACTGCCCACCATTTAAGATAAAGCCGCCTATCTCAAACTCACCATAAAGAATGGGAACAGGATTCCCTTGTGCCACCGTTGTAACTGCTGACCCGAAACCGTAGTTTGATCGATTGCCGTCGCTATTTGAATCTTCAGTTTGTGTTTTAGGCATTAACATTTGAGCGACACCACCAACCAGCATACCAATACCAGCACCAATTAAACCCTGTGCAGCAACTGCACCTACACCAGTCCAACCAGCCACAACACCAACAACAACACCCACTACAATCAAAACAGCACCCAAAACAGTCTGTAAAACCCCGTTGCCACCAGCACCCTCAACAATCGGCACGATGCGAATCAATTCTGAGCCTGTGTTCATATCGACTTCTTTTTCAGAGATGGTTTTGCGCTTGTCCACGAATACTGCAAACCGCAGACCCTTGTGATGTGCATTCAACATGAATTGCTCTAAGCCTTGAATTTGCACAGCAAGTAAACGCATAGCTTCTTTGACTGAATTGACTTCAAGTCGCCATTCTTTGCCAAATTTTTCACGTAAAACACCATGAAAACGGATTGTTTTATAAGCCATGATTTACACCCTTATGCCGTAAAATCATCACAGTTCGCTCCGCCCAATTCTGCCCGTAAATTTCACGCTTTGAGCTTTGGTTGTATGGATGATGCAGGATTAAAGTATTTCCGATAGCGGGTTCAGCTTGTTCCGACTTCAGTTGCCATTGATCGCCAAGCCATATAACAGCATGATTCGGGTGTTCAGTACGCCCCACTTTGCACACAAGCATGTCACCGTATTGTGGCTGCTCTACTTCATAAAACCCTGCTGCTTTATAATTTTCAAGATAAAGTGAAGCATGGTCTTTTAATTCCCACCAGTTATCATCGCGCTCAAAATCGGGCAGCATGATATTTAATTCGCGCTCATAAAAATCACGAACAAGTGAATAGCAATCTTGCCAACCGTGGTAATAGTTACGCCCTATTAAAGGCGCTTTGTAGTCACACGGCTCATACAGTTGAATGTCGGAATCTGGAAAAGAACAGATAATCCACGGCTTACCATGCAGCTCAATTTGATGTTTATCAAGGGGTGATGCTATGGCAGTACCATCGGGATGTGAATGAACATATGCTTGAATTTCGCCACGATCTTCAATTTTAGCAAGTTGTTCAGGCGATATTTCAAAATGATTTTGTGGATCCTTTGCTGTGTTCTCTAGCTGAATAAAATCGCCACCAACCACCACCCCGCACATTTCAAACGGATAACATTCGACAGTCGCTTTAGTAATCTGTTTTTTTAACTTGGCTGTGATTTTCATAATCACCTACTGAAATAAATTTGATGCAGGGAAACCACCAAAGTTAGAGTCATTTAAGCGCAACTTGCACGCTTCGATATCGCCACGACATTTGTCTTGGCTTGGATCATCTGTTGGTTCGTTCTTATCGGTAAAGTACTGCAAACCCATATATTGGCATTCTTCGCCGCGGTAATTGCCGCGCATGCACCAGTCGCAATACGCTGTGATATTGCGAACAGGGATTTGCAACCCCTCAAAATCAATCGGATTTGATAACTCGAAAGTTACCGCTTGAGAGTTTTCAGAAGTCTTTTGCTCGATATACCAAATCTGTGTTTTTTGCTGGCTTGAGTCAGCAAAAGCATTACCAGCACTAAAGTTTTCAACATCAAGATATTTAGCAAGTGTGCGAATAACTTTAAGCTTAGCTCCAACAAAATCCTCAAACCGCAAACAATAAGCAGATACAGCACCTTGCACACCTGAAATGTTGTTCGCCATGCTTAAAGTGGGTGCTGAAGCTTTACCATCTGATCGCATTTCAAGACCAGATACTTCAAGTGCCATCGGCTCAAAAACTTGTCCTTGCCAAATAATATTGCGGTTCCATACTTTTTGATCGCCAGCATCAAAAACTTTGCCAATGCTGCCAGAATCTGCCCCGATTAAACCTTCGGAACCAATTGAAGAGTAGATTTTCTCCCAGTCTTGAAAAGAAATATGCCCGTGAAAACGTAAAATGCCAGCTCCAAGTGAGCTGGCATCTAATTCATACAAATGAATTAATCCATCAACATACAGCTTCTGGAAATCACTATTCAGTGTCATTTTCTGTCACCACTGGCATTTCGGGTACTGGTTTAGGAATTTCTTGCAAGCGAATATCGATCCAGCGGCCCGTTGAAATATCAACTGGATTATCCAAATCAGCAATAATTGAAGCAGACTCAACATCAAACTTCTTTTTAAAAGTTTTGATTTCAATATCTTTATTTTCTAACTGCTGATAAATCACAGCAAAAAGAATGTTCCCGTTAGCATCTTTTGGCGTTTCAATATACCAACCTTCCGTTGCAAAACCTGACGTTCCTTTTAGCAAGTAGTGCCCTACATCGAGCTTTTCAAAAGTAATGTTCTGCTCAGCAGCTTCATCATTAAGTTCAATTTTTTCTGCAAATAGTTTTACGATCGGTGAAGCAGCTTTAATAAAGCCGTTTGCATCAATAGTTGTATTCCCCGAGTGTCTAATTAAAACCGGAACCCTCCAAGCTACACCTCCGTCCTCATTACTTCTTAGATAAAACTTGTTTGTGTACGGTAGAACACCGATCTCAAAGCCGCGTGGTAAATTTGAAAATGATGAACGCAATACAAAGACATTCGTCTCGACTTGCTGCCACGTACTTGAACCTGCTGTACCAACATCATAATAATAGAAGCCCGAACCAAGCACAGTTGAGTCATTCGGCATAGATAATTTCATCATATAACCGCCCAAACCAAAAGCACCAACTTCCATCAGATTTCCAGCAGCAGTACCAACATAACGACTAGCTGCATGGGTGTTATTCGTAAAGTTTTCATTAATTTTTGCGCCAGTAGAACGGAATGTATCACCACCAGCACCCGTTGGGGCGGTACCTAGATTTACTGTTTGAATCGTCATTTTCTTACTCGCATAAAAAAGCCCCTAAAAAGGGGCATCAAAGGGGTTTAAATTAAGGGTAAAAAACTTGGGTGAATGTCGTTGAGATTTGCCATACATCACCGCCCAAACAGCGTGGTTGATATTCACCTGTTTTAACTCGGACTTCACCGTCTAATGGTGAATCCCAAAGAAACGAGTCAGCGCCTTTATGCTGGTCAAAGAATGCTTTAATCTGCATAATTTCGGCTTTGTAAGCCGTTCTTTGATAAGTCCATTCACCAGATCGGTTATTGATACCTACAGCAATGTTTTGTTCATACCCATCACCAAATTTGCTTGATAACGTATTAAAGCGCTGAGTATTACTATTTCCGTCTAAGTCGCATTCGAAAGTGAATTTAAGGTTGCTCATAAATTGAATCCATAAAAAAACCGACCTCTAAATGGGTCGGTTTAAATATTTAGTTTCATTACATTTTCCAAAGATATGTACAGATAATCAAAGTGATAAGGATCGCAACAAAGCGCCATGCTTTCATTTCATTCATTTCCTTTAGACACCAGTTAATTAATTTGATAAAATCTTCCATATAGATTTATTTTCCTCTTACTTTCGTCGGTTGGTGGAAATGCAAAAACCCCGATGCGTCAACATCGGGGTTTTGTTTTGGAATTAAAAAACCCACTCATTCGAGTGGGTTATTTGTATAGTAGACCGCCTTGCCGTTGTTCTTGACGAATCACTGTACGAACCGCATTGCCGATCATCTGGCCGAGTTGCTTTTGATCCTGAGTATTGCCACCTGATGTACTAACACCAGAATCAGTTACATAGACTTGAATAGTGACAGGCTGTGCATTAGAGGATGTTACTCTCTCCAAACTCCCACCTGAGTTAATGGCGTTCAATGTATCAACACCAACGCGTTTTGTAGCTGCGGCATTCAATACATATTCCTGACCATGAACTACACCAGCAACATCACCTCGGCCCATGTTTCCTGTATAGCCGCCTGAAGAGAAGCCAGCGATGGTCTGTGCAGCGATCATTGCTGCTTGAGCATAACCAAACCCTAAAATCGCCGAAGCTGCTGGGACTTTACCAACAAAAGGAAGAGTAATATCTGCGGTGGTTTGTGCCGCTGCTAGATGCGCAGAAACAATCGTTGAGGCAATTGCAAAAGCTTGCTGCATTGCAAACATAGCTTTATATCGCTTGGACTGTTCCCCACTTGCATCCTTTACTGACTGAGTTAAGTTCGACCACACAGATTGTCCTTGATTTAAAAGACTGGACCAGATTTGCAACTGAGATTCATATTGACCTTTCTGCAAATCTTGATATTTCTGTGCATATTCCTCTTGTATCTTATGTTTGGTCTCCTCATGGAGCCTTACAGCATCCTCAATACGCTTGTTGTATTCAAGAGTTAGGATTTCACCCTGAGCGAGTTTTGCTTTTAGGCTGTCTTGTTCATTCAATAATGCATTGTCATTATCAGACATTGCATTACTTTCTCCGAACTGCGTTGATAACCCTTCACGTTCACCTTTGGGTGCTGCTAAGAGCGCTCTAGCCTGTTGAATATCTCTTAGTGAATTACTATAAGTCTGCTCATAAGCTCGTTTCCTTTGTTCGGCAGCAAGATTGATTAGGTTGGTTTCATAATCGTATTGTTCCTTTAGAGCTTTTAAACGAGACTTTTTTTCCTCTGCGTTGTATTCACGACTCTTCTGGATTTTGAGTCCTTCAATCTTGGTTTTTGCGTTAAGCTTCTCTTGCTCATTCATCTTGAAGGAGTAAAGATCATAAGCAAGTTGAGCATCACTAATGAGTTTTGCATCATTCGCTTTCTGTATCGCTACAGAGACATATTGAGTCATGCCGTATTTCTGTAAGCGCTCAATTTCCTTCTGCAAATCCATCTCAATTTGTTTGGATTTATCAGAGTATTCATACTGAATTTTGAGACGTTCTTCATTGATCTTCTCTAATTCTTGAGCATGCTTTTTCGATTCTTGAGCAGCTTTTTTTGCAGCATTCTCTGCGTCTTTAGCATCTTTTGCGTTTGTTTTAAGGCCCTTGTTGGTTTTGTCTATTGCGCCACTGGTGTCGTAATACAACTGACCAAGCTTATCAAGTTTAGGAACTGATGCATCCAGCACATCATTCATGGACTTCATTGAGCCTTTAATGGTCGCTACTGAATCGTTTACAGTATCACTGGCGATAGACCAACCATTTTTAAAACCATTTACTAGAGCTTGCCCTTTAGCAACAACTCCATCAGCATTCCAAACATTAACAGCAGTCGAACCAATATTTTTAGCCTGCTCTACAAAGCCTTGAATGAGTCGTATAACAACCTGAATTGCACTTGCTAGCCCAATAATCCCTACTGCCACACCCTTGGCAATTACACCTACAGATTGAATTACGGAACCAAATTGGCCACCATCTTCAGCCCCTTGTAAGAAACTACTTAAAAGTGAGTTCAAGACAGGTATCATCTGAGATGCTAATTGGGTTTTAAATCCCTCAAAACGAGTTTGAACTGACTTAGTTTGAGCAGCAAGCAGTCGAGACTGTTCAATAGCTTCTTTGCTTTTGATAATCCCCGCTTCTGTTAATGCCTCTCCATAACGATCTAATAAAGCCCCTCCATTTTCGAACAATGGAAGTAAATTACCTAAATCATTACCTAGACTTTCAAAGACAAATCTTTGTTCTTGTGCAGATGCTCCAACACTATCAAGCTTATCTTTCATTAGCTGAAGTGCTTCAACACCATCTTTACCTTGCAATGTCTTCCCAAATTTTTGAATCTCTGCATCAGTCATTTTGGTGTTATTTTTTAATGCGTCAAAGAAGTCTGCCGCCTCACCTCCGCCACCACTAGCAGTGAATTCACCGAGCTTCTCTTGTGCATCAGCTAATGACTGTGCCAGACCATCTTGTGACATACCAAGCTGTTCAGCAGCATGTGAAAGAATTTGAAAGTTCTGTGTGCTAGTGTTTGCTCTATTTGCTAAAACAATCATCTCAGCATCCGCTTTAGCGGCTTGAATTGCCATTGCAGAAAGTCCAGCAAGTGCTACTGCTGCACCACCAACTGCTAATCCTGCAAGCCCTGCTGCTGCAATGCCGACACTTCCACTCAATGCTGTAACTTTCTGGGTGACATCGCCAATAACAGAGCCGATGCGCGTATTGCCTAGAGATGAATTAATTTGTTCCTTAAATTTGGAGAATAAATCAGCAGTTTTACCTGTCTCTTGACCTACATTTTTAATAGATTTTGCAGTCTTATCGCCTTGTTTCTCAGCATTACCTAGAGACTTATCTAAAGCATCGACTTCTTTTTTGCCATCTTTGGCGTCAACCACAATAACCAATCGGCTTACAGATTCAGGCATTTCATTCTCCAAATTCTAGGCAATAAAAAACCCGACACTTGGTCGGGTTATTGAATACTGCTTTTTAATCTAATTTAGCCTTGCAGGCAGGTGACATATTGGTTTTCTGATCATCTTTAATTAGTTTGTAGCTGCCACCAACTCCATATGCTAGTTCAAGATTTGTATTAGTTTCACTTTTAATGGCCCAGAAAGATCCGTCCTGCGTATAAACTTTATTGCCTACTTTCTTGATTGATTGTACTCTTGCTTCGCCTTGATAATCTTGGCAAATAACACCTGAACCATCTTGATTTAACTTTAAAGTTGCAACAGAAACATTCGAATGTGCACCTGTCCAATAGCCGTGATTGGTTGTTACTGTAGGTGTTAACTCAAAAAAGTTTGCAGTCGTAGCACAGCCACTAAAGAAAACTACTGAACCTAATACAATTATCTTTTTCATATTCCCAAACCATTATCTTTGAGTAAAATTTAACATGTAGCGTGTTTATTCTCTAGTTTACTATTTTAGTATGAAAGCAACCAAACAAGCAGAATTAAACCTATCACCACGCAAGTCGCTGCAATAAAGAACCCTGAAACCGAACTCCTACATCCTTCAGTTTTTGAACTACTGCTAACAGGTGTTGCACTTATTTGGCTATTCGTCTTTTCATATTGAATAACTTGCTTCTTCTCGGGCTTTTTTAATGGAGGAGGAATCCCAATATGTTCTTCCTTTTTTTTCTTGCGTTCAGCCAAAAACTTATTATTTATAGCGTTCTTATTAATTTCTGGGATTTTTGTAATAGGCTTTTCCTCAATTTGAGGAGAAGTAATAGCTCCTTGTTTTACGTCTCCAGAATTTAAAAGGCTGCTTGTGAAATGTTGCACTGACTGATAATCATAACTGGGAAAAAGGTCAAGCCCTTGTTTAAAGTTCTCGAATCCACCATCTTTCTTTGCTCTTTTATAGTAGATTCTTAGCCTATCATCGTTACTGTCATTTTGGGGGTTCTCTAGCTTACCTACCTTATAAACATAAGCAATGTGATACAAAGCTTGTAAATGCTTACCTTCTCTTCTCAGTAAATTGCCCATTGTGATGTGCACAACCGCATCAAGCCCCAAAGTTTGCTTTTCAGTAAAATTACATTGTTTTGCGTGCTGAAAATAATTTATTTTTTGCTCATTAAGATGACGCCAAGCATCATCAAATCTCTTTTCTTTAATGGCTTGTTCTGCTTTGTGCTTATGTTCAGCGGCAGGCCCAAGATAGTCCTTAAGCATAAAAATACCCTCATATTTGAGGGTAATTTAACAACTGGTTAATAAAGGCGCAATAAAAAACCGCTATCTCTAGCGGTTGTTTGGGTGTTGCTTACTATTTTTGAGTAGACGGCTTAGATGTCTGCTCACCATTAGAAGCAGGCACTTTGCGAAGCACTAGGATTACTAAAATAGCTGCTAAGGTTGAGAAAGCAGCCGTTGCAACCCAAGGATAACCAGCATACAGTGCATAAACTGCTACACAAAGAATTCCTATTCCTATCAACACGCCAAATATTAAACCAAGAAGGAATAATTGAGAGTTGTGCTTTTGATTCTCAATGTTAGCAGTGTTGATGCGCTTATTTTCTGCCATTTGATGACGAGCCACTTCATGACTCATCGTTTGCTCATTCTCAACAATCTGCATTAAACGACTAGCTAGACCAGGTTGGATTTCTTCAAATGCCTTAACCAAATCAGGAGGCGGGTATGGTGAGTAGCTTTCCGCCTCTTCCACAGCAACTGATACATCATTGCCATTTTTTGTTGCGATGCCACGTTTAGTTCGACGATGTTGAGACATTAATTAGGTATTTATAATGAGTTAAGTTCAGGTTGTTTACTGCGCAAGTCACATGCGATTCTGTTGGTAGCTTTTGTCATGTTTTTACCGACTGCTTCCCAATGTTTTGCTGCATTACCAATTGGTCGCGGATCTTCCATTTTTGCAGGCTCAACAGCATGTACTGGGACACGAGGTGCTAATACAAAAGCTGCTAGCAGACCTTCTGTAAAGTACTTCATACCTTTGTTCATTTTTATCGCCCTTATATTTAATGGGTGTCATAAAACATACAATTTTTATGACAGAAAAACCCTCTTATCATTTGATAACAGGGTCTCTATAGGAACAAGGGTACGCACTAATGACATTTCTGTCAATAAGGAATCTTTACTGGAATGTCAAGGGAATAGGCGTATTATGTAACATCAAGTGCGCTATATCACGTCGCATAGTCTAGATTATGCACCAAAGTCAGTATTTAACCTTTCGTCGTTCGTTGCGTCGCCTTCTTATGCGCCTCATCTAAGAACATATCATCGAGAGTAAAAATACAGTCATTAAAGATGTATCGCTCAACCGGTAAATCATATTGCTCAACATAAGCATTAATTGCTGAGATATCTAACGCCAGAGGAACACCTTGTTCATAGCGTCTAGATCGTGCAATTGTATTATATGCAGACAGGATGGCATTAGCTACATAAGAATAGTCAGGTTTAGTTAAAACCTTAGTGTTGTTGAGATTTAAAGCTTTTGCGACTGCGCTTTGCTTTTTGCTGTAGTCGTTCGCTTCTTCTTCTGAACCGAACTTTGCCCATTCGTAGAGGCTGACGACTTTCCCACAAGCCCCTGAATTTTCTTAAGGGATTCTGTTTGAATGCGTGTAGCTTCCTTAATAACAAAATCAATTAATTGATTCTTTTGTGCAGATTTACAGAAGATTGTTTCAACGTTGGTACGGTTGTATTCAAGTGCCGATCCATCTGTTAATTCAATGCCCTTCCAATCATTCACAAGGAATACACCAACTGCATAAGCGAATTTGTCATTACGCTTTTCAATGCGTTCATTTGTAATAAGGTTAATGTCGGCCTTTTCTTCTGCGGTCTCTAAATTAAAGATCTCAAGTGCACGCTGAAACTCAGGTTGCATAATCCCATTAATTTTAAATTTGCCGCCAGTTGGAAAGTCCACCCATTCAAATGGGTAAGTAATGTCTTTATTCTTTTCAATAATATCAAAAGCCACTTTTATTTCCCCTTATTAAGGCGTTGCCGGTGTACGAGTAATTGTTGGTGCTTCATCAACCACTGTGTAGTCAAAAGAAGTATTTAAGATGTCGCTTGTACCACCTGTAGGTAATCCTGCCTTAATTTCAACTTTAGGAATGAATAGCTCATATTCATTACCTTCACTGTCTGTAATTGGCACACGAAGAGAGATATTGGCATTCGTGAATTGTTTAGCGTACATCTCAGAGGTGTTTTGAGACCAAGCTGCTGTAAATGATCCTGTCCCTGCTGCAATCATTTCAAGAATCTTTTTAGGATCAATGCCGCTACCTAAACAGCGTTGAACCTGCATTGAGTTATCCCAATTGAATGTAAAAGCTGTAATACATGAAATGCCCGCTTGAGAAACACCATCAATCAAAATATCCCCTACAGAGATATTAGACATTTTAGGATTGTCATCGGCTGGCGTTACTGTGCCCAATGGAGGAGTAGTTGCACCCAAACGACCTAGAGCCATTAACCCGAAAGTCATGGTGATTAAGCCCTGCTCTGGAATATCAATTCCAAAGGTGTTTACGTGCGCGCCTTTAAAGATGTGGTAGTCATTTACATCAGTGAAACCGCGGAGCACACTAAATGTTTGACGCGCATTTCCGCCAAACGTCAGAACATTGTTATCCCAATTATTGAAAGCGGCTGCGGCCATTAAGTCTTGAATCAATGGACTGTATTTAGCTTCACAAGTTAAATCGCCAGCATATTCAGCGCCAGTAATCATTGATGATCGAGCAAGACGACCACTGGTAATAGAGTTTGAATTCTCTTTACTTACAGTTGCATCCAATCCGTTTTCGGTGAATTCAAATGTTTGACGATCAAATGGGCTTGGTGTAACCCCAATTGTTGTTTCTTTAGCTATTTGTGTTAGCTGACGAGCGCCTGAACTCATAATAAGCTCCTAATTTTTGGCAATAAAAAACCCAGCTATTGCTGGGCCTAATTTGTCGAGAATGTTAATTGACTCTAAAGTTTATTGTTACCATAAATTCATAGAAATCTGAGGTACCAAGAGGCTGGATAGAGCCTTCAAGAATCTCTAGGTTTTCCTTCCTATAAAACTCAAAATGTTGAAGAACCTGGTCAGCCTTTTGAGTAATAAGAACTTCATGAGTTTCCGGTCTACACATTAACCGTATCTGAATAATTCCTGTTCTTCTTACGCTTGGCGAATCACTTAAGGAAGCAATAATAGACCCGCCCCAATTAATGTATATTGCTGCCCACAATCCTTCTGTTGGAACAGAAATTAGTTTTGCATTCGGATATTGAATTCTAGACTGTTCGAGATATGGGAAGGCCATCATTCGCTCAATTATGAACTTTCTAGCCTGATCAATATTGTTCGCCATGATGTTTCCCTTAACCTTTAAATTGATATGCTCCCTTTACACAATTAGTTGGAGCTGATTCGTTCTAAACAATCCTTCAACAAAGTCAGTAATTTGCTTAGGAATTTCAGAAAAACACTCAGATTGCCCTTCAAACGATTTCAAAGGTCTGTACTTAAAGTCTCTTAGAAGTTTATGCAGCTTATGTTCTAGATCATAAATAAAGCCAGCCTCGCCCCTATACATGATTTCATGCTTAATTGAATAGCACTTAACTTTCCTGAATCGCACCTTTGGATTGTGTTTGGTTATTCCCACTTTAAAGAAAACTTCACTCTCTGAATGCATCTTAATTATATAAAGGTTGCTCAGACCATCAGTGTCTTTGCAAGCTCTTATGTACTTTTGTCGAGCATAAGCATTTCTGCAAAGATCGGCACATTTTGGGCATTTAAGTCCATTCGTATGTCCTGCCGCTTTCTGATGGAACCACCCATGATCCTCACAAAATATCTTTACTTTTTTATTACTACTTACATAACTGCTTTCATCATATTTATATATATTTCCATGCACTTTTTGGGCATGGTTTACGAAATCACTGAATGTCTTGATTGATTTTATAGTTGTTTTTAATGTGCTGCATTTAACACACCCTGACCCTAGTCGATGTTGATATGGTGTTTGAGAGAAAACCCCATGTGATGGACAAATTATCTCTACTGGCTTATCAATCCCAATGTATTCAACCCTACTATAATTATAAGTATCACCATGAACTTCTTTGAATTGTTGAATAATAGTGATGTTATCTAACCTCTTGCAACCTGCACATGCTGGACAACCATGCCCCTTCATGTGATTCCCTGCCATTTGGTAGAATTCACCATGTTTAGGGCATATTATTACTATCTGCTTATCAACTCCATTAAATATAGAGCCAACATAGCTATATTTACTATTGTGAACTTTGTTTGCTCTTTCAATGAACTCATCTATTCCAATACTTGGCCTTGTTTTTCTGCATTTTAAACAGCCAAATCCTCTTAAATGAGAACCAACCATTTGATGAAAAAAGCCATGCTCCTTACACTCAATAGAAATAATGTCTTTCTTATATGAAAACTCTACTTCATCATAATTGTATTTATCTGAATGGATTAGCTTAGCTTGCTGGATAAAATCTTCTTTTGTAAGGGTGGATTTTCGCATGGCCACTCCATTAAATAGGCAAATATCAGAATGCAATTATATCATATTTACCTATACTTTTCAGATATATACATAAATGTTGTCTCGTAAAACCCTGTAGGATCTTGGCGACTATAGCCGTTTTCAGTTTTACCTGTTTCAACCTTTGGATTCTTAGGATAAAGGCCATAGTTAAGAATATATGCATAAGGCAGGCTGTTTGATAAATACACCGTTTGGAATGGCTTAAGGCTTCCTATTTTAGCTAACTCCCGGCTTAGGGTGCGTTGTCCGCCCTCATCTACGTCATTCTCATCAGCTTTTCCATCTACATGACCAATCCCAATACGGTTATTTGCTCTTACTGCACCAGTGTCCACCGCGCTCGAAAGAACTACACCTTGCAATGCATCAATGACAATATCTTTCTGTTTTTTGGTAAGGTCGGCTTCAATTGTTTTAGTGAAGGCACTTGGTTTGCTGCTCCATCCCATCTAACACCTCGGCAATTGCTCTGTTAATTCCCTACCATCTTTTGAATTATGAACATACACGCCATCCTTATATACAGGAAAGCATTCGCAATCTTCCTGTTGATGCTCAATAAGATCATCAATTGGCATTACATGAACTGAATCATGATATTTAACAACCTTCCACATTAGACTTTCCTTAACTGACAAGTCCACACACTTGATGATGGGTCCTGACTGTAGCTCACGACTCGATAATTACCGCCTTCAATCACCCAAATGTCGTTAACATCTGGCTCAACTAAAGTACCTGCTGAATCCTTCACTTCATTTTGCAGTAGCACAGCCTTTGAATCGGCAACGCGGTAATCGACAGGCTTCACCAAATCCTTTGCCCAGCTTCCAAACAGGACGCCACGACCGCCATAAACATATTCGGTGTACGTATCCTCACCAGTAGCTGGATTAGATCCAGTTAGTAACTTGCGGGTACAAGTAAAGGTATCAACCGCGCCTGCCAGTTCATCTTCAGCATCAAAGGCAGCGCCAAGTTCTTGCTGAATCTCATCACGCATTCCCATGGCTTACTCCGTAATAACATAAGTGTTGATGTGATACTTCTCGCTGAAGAATGGTTCTAGAAGGTCAAGGATGAATTGCATATCGCCACTGACTGATTCTTCCTTGCCTGCAACATAGGTCTTGCTTACCGACGTGCCAGACTGTGCAGATACCGTTTTAGATGCTACTACACCTTCTTTAGTTGTGTAGAGTTGCCCTGCTGCTGCCAGTTTTGCTAAGTAAGCGCCAGCCGTAAGAATCGCATCTGGCACTTCACCTTCTGGATAGTCTGGTAAATTTCTAGCATTAAGCCACGCATTAGCCTGCATCACAGCAATAACCGGATCACCAGTTCCCCACCAGTCAGGCCCTAGCTTTTGAGTCACACTTTCGACTGTTACATAGTTCATAGCTTAATCCTAAAAATCTAATTAAGAAGGACGGCCCGAAAGCCGCCCTGCTTTAGTTATGCACCACCATTCAGCGGTGCTTCTGGCACAGGAACTGCTACTTCTGGGTCCTTAATGCCATAGTCACCCGCTGTTTTGGCAGGGTCAAACATGGTGCCAGCAGCTAATGTGTCAGTTGCATCATCAGCATATCGGCGGTCTGTTGGGTATTGGTATTTGTAGTCTGGTTGCTTCTCAGCCATGACTGCTCTCCTTAAAGGTTAGTAATTAGGAAGCGGATTGAGGTGTCTTCTGGTTTGGTTACAAGTTCCCAGTTAGCTGCCTTCTGCAAATCAGCCCAAGAAGCGCTTAAAGACTCACGCTCTGTACCACCAGTTAAAGTGTCTTTAGGTGCAATGAAGCTAAAACCTTGCGGATGGATCAACATGTTGCGACGCGTCCAAAGGATTTCATGACCAGCACCATTACCAGTTGATTGTGTTTCTTCAACCTTCAAATCTTTTGGACCGGGAACAGAGTCATATGCAAATGCGCGTGGACCTGCAAGAATCGTGATGAACTTAGCGTTTGCGCCTGTGCCAATTTGCGTATTGGTATCTGTTTCAATGACTGCGCGCCCGTTGTAAACGGTGATTGGTGGCAAGTTATCACTTGTGGTCACTTGTTCAAGTAATTGCTGTTTACGCATCTTCGCAGCAATACGTGAATGCACGAACATCACACCACGTCCACGTAATGAAGCATTCATTGTGCTTTCCGCATCAATGTAGGCATCTACTGACCAACGTGAAGCATCTGTTGCTGTTGAAGCAGAGATGTCAGTAGTGAATCGCTTGCCGTTCGCCTGGTCATAATTACGCAAGCCAATTACTGTTGCTAGAGCACGGTTTTCGGCAGCTTGTTGCCAATACTTATTCAGCATTCCACCAATAAGCTCAAGTGAATTGACCTTCGATAAATACTGCCCAAGAACAGACTCAAGAAAGCCTTCGTTCATATAAGCAACGCGGCCTTGCATTTCACCTGCATCAATCGTGCGAGGCATTGCGATATCAGTCAAAATGGTGTTGCCATAGTTCTGTTCAACATTACCATCCACACCGTTAATGTATGGAACGACGAATGTTGATGAACCACTTGTAAGCAAAGGACGTAAAGATTCATCAGATACGAATGCACCTGACTGCACGAGTGGCGAAACTGCCACAGGATTTGGACGTAGATAAGATAAAACTACGTCACGGTTAAATACTTCTACTAAAGAAGGCATGGAGTTACTCCCAATAATTAATTATTAAAGTCACCATTCGCTACTGCTGCTTGGAACCCTTGAGGGTCATTCTTTTGGAATTCCAAGCGCTCTTGCGTGGTCATTTCACTTGGTTTCTTGGCAGCTCCACCACCTGAACCACCGCCAGAAGCCCCACTTCCTGACGCATTTGAAGCAACAATTAATGGCTTAAATGCCACGTTGCTGCGAAACTCTTTTTTGAGGTCATCAATACTTAAAGCACTAGGTTTGCCCTGCGAATCTAGTACGCGTACTTTGACCTCACCGTTTTCATCAGTTTCAACCTGAAGACGATTTGTAATATGTGGAAGCAAAACTGCCTCCGAGCCTTTGATTGAAAGCTCACTTGCTAATGCTTGTGCTGTTTGCCCGACAGTTAATTTGTAGACTTGGTCTTGCAATGCTTTGGTAGCTTCTGCATGTTTTGCTTCTGCTTGCTCAAGCTTGGCTTTCCAAGATGCTTCAATTGCAGCAACGTCACCTTTTTTACGTGCTGCTTCTTCAGCTTCTTTTTGGGCCTTCTCTTCAGCTTCGCGTTGTTTTTGCTGAGCTGTTTTCTTTTCACCAAGAAGTTCTTCAACTTTCTTTTTCAGTCCATCAAGTTCTGAGTTATCTTGCTGCGGCAAACCTTCAACTTTTAAATAAAATGCACCGTCTTTTTCTTCATAAAGTGCTTTCATTTCTTCAGATAAGCCCTCTAGGCTATCGAGTTTGTATTTCATGTTTTGCTCCCTGAGCGGTTTTGCAGTCACAAACTGCGGGCAATAAAAAAGCAGCCGAAGCTGCTAAGGTTTGAAATCCAAGTATTTTAGAAACTGGTCGGTTGAGCCACAGAGCGAACCAAATACATAAGAGCTGTCTGAAAGTCAGTCTTAGCCATTGCAGCAAAGCGCTCAGGGGTTGCTAATTCAAGACGATCCCATTCCTCCAGATCGTGGACTTGTTGCCCTGCGTCGCATTTACAGTTGTATCGTTGAGTGGCAATGTGCTTTTGTACTTTTTCAATTACAGATTGCACTTGTGGACCAATGGCTTTAATTTCATTCATCAGGTTAATTTCTTCCTGAGATAAATCTCGATATCCTTTGATCTTTTGATGTTGGTTTTCCATTTTCTTTCTCACAATAAAAAAGCACCTCATTGGGTGCCTATGATTTAAATTTGGTTTGGTTAATACTTAGTTTTTTGGTGTTCGGCGGTACATGTCTGGAATGCAACAAACCATATCTTTAACCAATGATTTGCTGCATCCCGCATTACGATTGCATCAGCCCGACCATTATCAAAGCTTGGCTTAAGCTCATAACGCATAGAGAAATGATTAAACTTAAGAACTTTGTGATGGTCTTTTAGGTTTGTTTTTTCAAGCTTTTCTAAGATTTCACGCTCAAATAACCACACAGTGCGCTTTAACCCAGTTTCTTTTGGCTCAGATTTACTCATAATCCCAACCTCTTAAACATTTCTTCATCAAGCTTTTTGAGTTCAGCAAGTGTGAATGGTTGACCTGTTAAAGGGTCAACAAACTTATCCAATGAGTACTTACCATCTTTGAATAGTTTGTAGCGCGATGGCCCAAGCCAAGACTTTTGAAAAGCCTCTTCTTGTTTATCAAACCAACCTTTGAAAGTTGTATTTGAATCAACCACGCCTATCTCACCTTCACCATTCACTTTATTGTTAAATGGACGCATCCCAATTGTTTTTCCTGAATCATCCGAAACCGGAATTAGGATCGATCTACAGTTGGGGTGAAGTGGCGGCACTGGATGAGGCTCATCTTTCTTATAAACCCTGTCTGAATAACCCATACAGATTTTAGAAGTACGGCTATCCAGTGTTGCAATGAACTTTACGTACTCAACACCAATGGACTGATATGTTTCATTCAAAGCCACATTGGACACATGACTTCGAGCAGTGCGAACCATGGTAGAAATCTGGTTTCTGCTCTGATCAAGCAAACCGTCTTGATAGTTAAGTGCTTTCTTGCCTTTAATTCGCTGAACAATCTGCTGATTAGTCTGGTCTTTAGATAAACCATCTCGAATAGTTTGCTCTACTCGAACTTTTGCATCGTCTGCAATCTTCTCAAATAGATAATCAAGCAGCACACCACCACTTAAAGGCGTTTTCTTTGCCTTGTTGAATAGCGTCTTTCCATTTGGTTCTATTTTGCGATTAGCGAGGGTTTTAGCCTGATATGTGGCTTCGTATACCGCTAGAGCAGTTGCGCTTACTGTGAAGCTCTCAAGCAACCCTGATGCAACATTTGCCTGCCAAGTCTGAACTAATGTCCTAACTTCTTTCAAAGCAGGCGTTGTGTATTGTCCTGACATTAATGCTGTCTTTTCAGCATCGCTCAAGTCATCCAACAAGTCTCTTAACTTCGAGATCATCTCATTCGAGAGAGAGTCGAATTGCGTTAAGAGATTATTGATTTCCGTTGAAGACAGTCGGTAAAGATAGGCCTGATGTGATACTAGAGCATCAAGTAATGCCTGTTGTGACAACTGGACGTTCATTTGTCACTCCTGCGATTTAAACCACCATAGGTCTATTGACTGACTCGCTTTCGATACGTGTTTGCTCATCTTCATAGCTAATTTCTGGAACTTTCCCAGTAGTTAGCAACTCATGGAAGGTTTCCATACTCATGCGATTAGCAAGCACCATTTCCCAATAGAACTTAAGCGCATCAAGGTTAATCTTACCTTTAGCAAAATCTTGTTTAATTGTGAGTTTCGCTTTAGATCCACTTCCGTAATATGCAGCACACCATTTAAGCGCATATTCCATCGCCTCATTGGTATTAGCCACACACAAAGAAAGGACACTGTACTGGGCAAGCTTTTCATTATTTGATTGGGTAGCAGTCTTATTGACTTGTTCAGTCTCAAGGATCTTCGCCCCCATCGCCTGCATGTACTTTTCTTTAGCATCCATAGCCTGTTTTGCTAAGGTGCTTTCAGTTACTTGCTTGTAGTCAAATGATGATCCTTTCGGAAGCATTAAAGGATTCTTAGAACCTAAGCGAACACCATTTTTCTGCAACCAGTCGCGCCAACCTTCATCAAGTTCATTAATAACTGGTTGGGCTTGACCACAAATGAAAACCATCTCTTCATAGCTTGCGCTGTTCTGATAGTGGGCCAAGTTCATCGTGACAATCGGTTCTAATGGGATTGGGTCAATATTCCAATCATTAGCCAAAGCCCCCAAAGGAATAAAAGGAATTTCATTCCATCTTTGGCCTAATGAATTCGTTGGATAGAAGATATTCCCACCCTGTAGTTCTCCAGACTTATCTGTATAAACTTGAACATTATATTCATTGTTTTCATCAAGACGGAGCACACGATAAATATTGACTTCTTTCTTGGAGAACTCGTCCTCTGGATCTTTTTCTGTGGACTTCTCATGCAAGACAATAAGTTCAGGCTTATAGACTGATCCAACTCGCTTTAGGCTCCAGTTGATAATACTAAGCGATTCATAAAATACGATTGTTGGTCGAATACCTAAGCTTTCTGCCTGTTGCACAGATACATTGCCATTAGTAGTTGGATAATCTACGAATAAACCACCACGTGCATGCTTAAGCTGACCTTGCAAGGCAGATTGTGCAACTTGGTAAATTGACTTACCTGTACCATCTGCATCGTATTTAAGAAAATCCATTCCATCCGGTTCGAATGTTGGATCCTCAGCAAATACCACGCCCACCATCTTGTTTAATGTGTCTTTAGAAATCTCATAAAACACAGCACGGGTTAAATAAGCCAAATAATATTGATCATTCTGCGTTAAGTCAGACGATACATTGGGTTTTGGTAAATAAAGTTCGCCACGCTTCTTAACCGTGGCAGAACCATCACAGACATCGTCGATAGTTTCCCAACGCTTTTTCATGTCTGCATAAGCTTGATGTTCAGTATTAACTGGCATTAGTAAACCATTCCTATATCTAGTGTTTTTGCAACAACCTTTTTACCCATAGCCACAGCAAACATACGGAAGCCATCAGCACCGTGTGAGTGAATGTCATGAAGTGGGCTGTCTTTCCAACATCCAAGCTTGTCATTCCACTCTTTTCGGTAGTTCTCAAGATGAGTGATGCCTTCTGCACATTTGTACTCATCAAATTCACATAGAGGCAAAATCTCACGAACCTGCTCAATACCATCCATCACCGTTATATTTGGCACCACTTCGAAGTTGACTGAGTATTTCTCCCCGTCATCAAGCACATAACCCTCTTTGGCAATGTCTAGGCGAGACTTACCATCATTCATAAGAGAGCGGTTTTTAATGTCGTGCGGAGCATAATGCTTGCTGTACTTGTAGCCTTTTTCTTTAAGCACTTTGAAATAGTGCCGCATACCTTCGCCTGAGTTTTCGTAGTAATCGATAACTTGGTAGCAAGTATCTGATAACTTCCGGATAAACCAGATCACCATTGAGTCTGAGACACCTAAGTCCCAGAAGGTCATAACAGGTAAATGATCATTAGAAGGCAATACACCAATGCGTTTATTGGCATACAAGAATTTAAATTGGTTCTTGTAGTAAGCACCCTCAACTGACTGAGCAAAAGCTTCACTAGGAATACTTGGATATTCCCGCTTCATATCCTCGCCAAGAGTTTTCTCTTTTGAGTGATACCAAGCCCTTTGCTTTGGCGTTGTTTTGATGTTGTGCTTTACTTCCAGTTCTTCAAAATACTGAACTAGTCGCTGAGGTAGTTCTTCAGTTGGTTCAATTTCATAATCAGCATTCTTCCACCAAGAAAAGAAAAAGAACTTCCAATCAAGTGGGCTTAGTTTTTTGCTGAGTAGTAATAACTTTTCTGCTAATTGGCAGAATTCGTAGAAGTAACCGCTTTTGCCCTCTGCTGTACTTTCGAGTGTGATACGACCTTTAAGGCTTACTGCTTCAAATGCACCAGTAACAATCTCACGTGCTTTATCTGGGAACTTCGCACAAATCTTACCGAACTCAGACACATGTAATCGGTCTAAAGTTCCACCACGAAATGAAGTTGAAACGGTAATTGAGCCACCTTTTCCGAAAACAAGCTCATCTTTAGTTTGAATTTCTAAAGGATTGGCTGCTTTGATTAAATGCGGTAAGCGGTCATAGGCATACTTAACCTTTTCACGGAAGAGACGTTTAGCATCATGTAAGGTGTGTGCAATCAAGGCACATTTATCAGACATGAACAACGCAGCATCTAACTGGATAATGCACATCTCAGTAGTAAAACCTAACTGACGTGCCTTTAAGATAATATTGCGTGTCCACTCATTTTCGAAGTATTCAAGCTGCTCAAGTGTCATCTTGAACTTGACTTGCTTGCCGTTTTTATCGGTAATTTGATAGAGATTATTTAGCCGCCAGTGCTGATCAATAAGTTTTGCTCTATGCTCAGGTTTAAGCATACGCCCTCCTTATCAATCCTCTTTGCTTAATTCATCCATCAAGCTTGAAAGTGACTCAATTTCCAATTTGCCTGAGTGCTCGACCTTATCTTTAAACATGCCTAAGTGCTTGCCAAGATGCGCCCAAGCGGATACTCGCGCTGATTGTGTAGAGCCTTCCGCATAATCTTGAGCTTCCTTAAGCAAGCCGTTCACAACCATATCAACGGTTAATTCTGTGCGTTTTGATACTTGTTTTTTTGCTTCTTCGATTGCTTCTTGAACGTTAAGTTTAGATAAGTTTTGAGCTGCAATTACTTTTGCTGTCTTTTCACTATAACCAGCTCTAATCGCGGCTTGCGTAGCATTCAGGTCTATCAAATATTCATCGACAAACCTTTGCTGTTTAGGCGTTAGGTTCGCCATATCTTTACTCCATTGCAAACATCAAATCATCTGGTGTACTTAAATATTTCCCATGCTTCAAACAGAATGCATGAATGTCATTCAAATACTCAGTAAACTGGTCCACACTTGCGTCAGTCGTTGTGATTAATTCATTCAATCCATCTGCCACTTGCTGATACATCGGGTGCTTTTGATCTTTCAAAACCTTTACTGCTGCAAACGTCTTTCTGTATTGACCCACATCATCACGATGATAAATACGCGCCAAGAATTGCTTTTTAAAGAATAGATGCTCTGCATCTTTATCGGTGCCTTGATGTTTTGCCCATTGGGTTAAGAACATCCAATAAAGGCGGTTCTGCGCCTTGCTTCGATCTTCCTGCTTCTGATCTATACGCACCACCAACGGCTTACCCTCATTAATCGCCTGAGTGTAATTGGTATGCATGAAGTTAATAACTTTGGTGATGTCGGCATGACTCTGGATAGGAAACACGGCTTTTTGCATTTCCTATCCTCCTTTTCTGTATTAACAGTTGGTTGGTTGTGCTACCGCACGTACCAAAGCCATGATTCCAGTCTGAATATCAGTCTTACCAATTGCGGCCCATCGTTGTGGTTGAGCTGCTTTAAATCGCTCAAACTCTTGGCACTCAGGACTTGCAAAATCATTAGGAGCCAACTGAGAATTTCGCGCCGCAACCTGCTTAATTTCAAAATCCGTATTCAGGCGATTAGCCAATTCATCCTGCAGAGCAAGCAGTTCAGAACCCTTCTCTTTAATGCGATTCATCAAGTCAATTTCTTCTTGGGTTAGATCGCGATAGCCTTTAATTTTTTGATGCTGGTTTTCCATCTTCTTCTCACAAAAAAAAAGAGCCACACGGCTCAGTTAAAAAATCTCTTTGTCTGTTTGATTCAACATCCGATTCACTCTCACCAGCCACTGATCAAACAGCTTTTTGCATTTCCTACTCCCAATAAAAAAGCCCATCAAATTAATGATAGGCTTTGCAGAAAAACACTACATACCACATGTTATATCTGGCTGTCAGAAATAATAGCTTAAAATGCTTTCAGGTTAATTTCAAGCCATGCTTTGCTTGTGTAGGCGCGTCTAATATCACCAGTTTTGGTAAAGTAAAAAATCCCGTTTGGCGCAACAATGTAATATGTTGGGTATTCAGTGTCAGTACGATAGTGTGTAGCGCCTGCTGGTTTATTTTTTATGATATCCACATCCATCAAAATACCTCACCACCTTTTCGCATCATCAACTCAGTCTTAACCAACCACTTCTCAAACATGGCTTCACTCTCTGCCCGATTACCCAATTCAAAACGATCAAATGCAGCATGGCAGGTTGCACATAAGGGAATAGTGAACTCGTCACTGGCTTTAACCCCTCTACCTTTGCCGTGTTTTGCTGAATTACTGTGAGCCGCTTGACTGTTTGGATTGCCACACCGAATGCATGGAAGCTTTCTAATTGCTGCTAATCGCTTTGCATCACGCATGAAGGTTACTTCTAATATTCTTCACTTGGTCTTTGTGTCTTTTAATCTTCGCGTCAATATCAAGCATCTCTTTCGCAGTCATCAAACTACGTGAAAGGTTTTGAAGCTTTTCTATTTCATTGCACAAAGCATTTAAATTCTTCTTCGCTTCGATTGTGTCCATAGTCAACCAATCCCGAAACCATCACTGATTCCATATCCGTCCATTTTGATTCTCCAATAAAAAAGCCCCACCAAAGCAGGCGTAAAGGTTTCGAATTCGATAGGTTTAATTACGGCAGATTCGCCATAATTAGAACTCGAAAGGGATTCGTTCAAAACGGAACCCTTAAATCTGGCACGCCATGCAGGACTCGAACCCGCATCAATCACACTAGAATTATGATGTCTTATCCAATTAGACGAATGGCGTAAAGAAGGATGTGGTGATCTGCCACATCCCTGCCTTAGATTACGACATTGATCAGCTCGGCAACTGATCTACCGTTACTCAACACGACAAACATCTCAAAGTTAGCTATTGATTTGCTCTGTGTCTTTCAATTTCCTTGGTCGTGGTGCCACCAACAATTTATGGCTCTGAGGCTAACTCAATGTGTGGCTAAATCACATTGGATAAAATGGTTGTCTTTTTCAGACAACAAAAAAGCCCATCGAATGATGAGCTTTTAAATAGAGCTAGTGAACCTGACTACTCAAGCGCACTATAACATAAAAGTACCATTACGCGGTCGACCAGTCAATCCCTTTCAGATTTTTAATCGATTATCACGAGAATGAATAAAAAATCTGGCACAGTTGATCATTGTATGTGTCATCTGCTTGCTTTGATTTGTGAGTGCAGCGACCGCAACCAAACTCCGATTCTCCACCTTATGCTTCACCAAACACATCACCGCATACTTAGCCTGAAAATCAA